AGTTTGATGGTGACTTTACTATCAACGGAGGAAACAATACTGGTCAACTTCAGGTCTCTAGAGGTCAACTAGGAAGTACAGCAACTTCTCACTTTATCGGTGATATCAACTCTCTAAATGTTGATTACTATAGAGCAATTGAAGAAATTACTGAAGTTGTTGGAATTGAAACCCGTGTTGATACTGCTGGTACTGGAGTATGGTCATCTACAGATACTTTATTATTGTTGCAAACTAATCAGGATGGAACTGGAACCGTAGATGGTACTTTACAGGATTCTGTAAATGGTCAAAGTCCTCTTACAGGAATTAGTATTGGCGATTTCCTTCTAATTGATAGTGAAATTGTTGAAGTTGTTGCTCCTGGTCCTGGACAAAATCCTTCCTCTGGTGCCTATGAAATTCCTGTGGCAAGAGGAGCAGAATGCACTACTGCTGCAACACATAACGATAATACAATTATCACCAAACTTGAAAAGACCGAATCTGCTACTTTCCTAACAGCAAATATCACCGATTCTCAGCAGGATGTAACTCTTGGCGAATTTGGCGGTGCTTTTGAAATTGGTGACTATCTGAGATTTAGTGCTGGCGAAACTTGCCCATCTGGCGAATTTGTAAAAATCTTTGATATTAGTCTATCTGACGCTAAAGATTTTAGAATCAACGATGGTGATGGTAATGATAGATTTGTTGTTGATAGTGTTTGTGGAGCAGTAACATCTACTCTTACAGATGTTTGTGACTTTACAGTCCAATTGACAACTAATGACAACCAGTTTATTGTTGCTAGCAATACTTCTTCCACTCCAGAACTTACAATTTCTAGAGATGGAACTCTAACTATTGTTGGAGATGGGGCACTTTCAACTCCTGCAGCAGTTCTTGGAGGAACAGGATCTGCAGCATTTACTGGTGATCTTCTAATCACTAGCACAAATGCAACTGATACTACTCTTGATAGTGGTAGATTGAAACTAACTCAGTCTAGCGGCGATCTTGATATTGCTGGTGGTATTGATTTAGATGGTGATATCAGAGTTTATACTGGTTCTACTGGAATCAACTTTACTGGTACTCCAACATTACAATTTACTACTTCTAATTCTAATTTCACTATCAATTCTGGCACTACCCCAACCCTACAATTTGTTGGTGCTAGTGGTGATCTAACCATAACTGGTGATTTTACAGTTGATGGAACTGTAACAACCAAGATCAAAGCAGATGGTAGTATAGATATTGGTGGAGTAGAAAATTACTTCACTACTACTGGTGGTAGAAAGTGGTCATATATTGGTACTAATAGCAATTCTCAACTGGATATTGATAATGCTATAAATCAAGGTGCAGATCTGGATGTATTCTTAGTTTCAAACCAGAATTACTTTGTTGGAACTTCAGGTGCTGGTGCTAGCGATCAATTAATTCTTTTACTACCATCAAATCCGCAAACTGGAGACATGATACGAATTGTTGATGTTTCTGGAAATACATCAAATATTTCTCAATTGGTTATAAGAGCTTCGTCCACACGAATACAAGGAGATAATGTTGGATCCACTATAGGAATAGTTGGAAACCCAGCTGTTGCATATGATGGAGGTGAATTGATAATTAATACTCCTAATGCGGCATTTGGATTGATTTACAACGGTGAAGTCAATTCACCTCCAGAAAGACAAGGTTGGTGGTTAATGGAGATCTAAAATGGCAGTAAATTATAATAAAATAAAATCTATGAAGGGCCTGGCAATTGGAACCATAATTCCATGGTCTGGCTCTTTGTCTGGAACTTCTGGTATACCAAAAGGATGGTTGCCATGTACAGGTGGAAGTTACGCTAAAGAACAATATCCAGAATTGTTTGAGGTAATTCGGTATCGATATACTTCTGGTGTTGATGAGGATGTTGACGTTACTGTTCCAGATTCTTTCAATCTTCCAAATCTTCCAGGGAAATCTTTGGGAGATTATCATCCATCTCAAGCATCTGAGTTGGGATTTACTGGCAATTTTTCTTCTTCTCTTCCAACAACCTCAGATATTCCATCTCAAGTTACAGGAGTTCAAACTTCTAATATTGATCTTAGATTGGAATTAGCACCGATAACTGGTAATATAAAGGGAACCATGACTGGTATGAACTTAAATACTCCAAGTTATACAACATCATTTGGATATGTTCCTAGAAGACTTGGTGATGGGCATACTGGAACTCATGGACACCCAGAAACTATTCCATCTATAAATGTTTCAAATGTTGGTATTGAGGAATGTCAAATAGCAAATAATATCTTTGATATTCCATATCCTAATTGTGCCAACTTTTTTAATTGCAACGATTTGTGCACAACTGGAGAAATTTATAGATCTGGTAATGCGGTTGATGCTTCTGATGACTTTTGTATTCCTAAGTATGATGGTGGTGAGCATCTGGGTAGAGGTGGATTGCCATATGGAACTAGTGGATATAAAATGTCTAGAAATAATACTCCAGATGGAAAAAACTTCATTAGGCAAAATGATGATTGTCTTTTGTATAATGAAAGATCTACTGATTTTGCAGGAAATACTGGAATAGGAAATGATGGATCTTGGAATGGCATATATGCAACTAGTCTAATGACAGATATAGTAAATTTCCAAAATGGTAGCATGACTGGACATGACCATTCTATTCAATCTCTAACTATAAGTTCTGATGGAGTAGTTACACGAGAAACAGTCAGAATAAATACAATAAGCACAGGAAATATTTCTCCCGTATTAGAAGATAATCAGGAAGTTCTAACAATAACTGCAAGTATAGATACACCTTCAATTCAAATGCTTTTTATCATAAAGGCTTATTAATATGTCTACCTACTATTCATTTCAAAAAGGAAAATTTGGTGGTGTTGTAGGAACAATTTATCCATTTCCTAGAACTCTCTCTGGCGATACACCATTAGATGCTGACTGGAAGACTTATGTTCCAGCTGGATTTTTGAGATGTAATGGCGCTATCTTAAAAGCAGATGATTATAAAGCTTTAGCGGAAATTATTGGTGTTGGCGATGATTGTATATACAGAAAAGATGGCATTACTTTAGATAATAGAAATTCTAATGGAACTGGTGGACAAATACAATTGCCAGACTTTGGTAGCAAGTATTTGAGTTCTTCTAGTTCTAATACTTCTCTAGTTTTAGATGCCACTGCTGTAGAACCAGATACTCAACAAATAGTAGAACGTGTTGGAATTGGAGTTGAACTTGTTTTGAATCGTGGAGAAGACGTAACTTTTAATTATACTGGTAATTTTAGTGTTCCAACTACTCCAATACCTATATCTGGAAATTACTTAATGAACGTTCCATTTCAATCTTCAACTTCTTCTATTTCTCAATCACAAATGTTGACTCATGGTCACTATTCAAATGCTGCTAGATTGATGAGGTCTGTGGTAAAAGAGAGAGAATTTTCCGATGGAACTAGAGATGATTCTTCTGGAGAACTAAAAACTGACATTACGGAAGCGGGACAAATAGGAACAACCTCCGCTGGTAGTGTATCTTCAACTCAGCATGAACATGGATTATCTAGGACAAATCCTACTAGTAATGTTTCTGCTCAGTTGAATTCTTTTGAATTGGATGGTAGCGCAGTTACAACAACAGTAAATTTGGGGTCTTCTAATACTAGTGCCTTTAATGATGTTACACAAAAATTTATTTTAGTAGAGTATCTAATAAAATTTTAGAATCATGCCAGTAAGATATAGTAAGCAAATTGAAAAGACAGGTGCAGCAGTAGGGTCTGTTGTTTCTATTGTGAGGCCAGGTAGTTATCCAAATTCTAATTTTACAAATAATGAAACTGGAGAATCTGCAGCATGGAATATTGATAATGATTATAGAGGATGGTTAGAATGCGACGGTAGAACTTTACAAGTGTCTGAATATGGAGCTTTGTATAGTGTAATTGGAAATCAATATGGTGGAATTCCTGGAACAACATTCAAATTGCCAGATTACAGAGGTAAAAAAATTTGTGGCACGGGTAGATTGAATGGAAATTCTGGATCCAGTTTATTTTTGCCATTCAGTCTAGCACCAAATGGATCTCAAGGTGGTGGGCAAGATATTGCTGGTTCTGTGGGAGGATCTTATACTGTAACAACACTTCGTCAACTGCCATCTGGGAGTGAAGTAACTCCTGGATCTCCTTCAAATCCTGTAAATATTAGTGCTGATGGAGCTATTGATACTTTTTCTATTGGAACTTTTGTTTCTCAAGGATTTACGAATGTTGTTGAAGTAGTAGACTGCGAACTTAATGGTGATATTACATTTGGAATTGGACCAGTAGCAGAGAGAGTTGTTTCTGCTGTACCACCTCATTTTCATTTTACTGAAGGTATAACAATAGGAACTCAGTCTGGAGCTAGAGGAGAAGGTAATAATTCAATTGGAGAACCTCCTACAAACACATATAAATTTTTTCAAGAAGCTACTGGTACTATTAGAAATTTTAATAGAACTTTGAGAAGATGGCCAGGTGGCGTTGATGTTGGAGGTGTTGGAGGTATTGATATAGCAGGAAATTCTCCCGATTTTTTCTCCCTTGGTGATGGAACTGTAGTTGAGTCTTTTTCTTCCAGTCCATCTGGTCAATATACTGGATTTGGATCTTATGCTCAATCAGAAGTAACTCCAACTACAAATTATATTTTGTTTAAAAATGGAAGTAGTGATAATGTTACTAGAAGTATTACTTGGAACGTTGGTGATGGATCTGCAGTTGAAGTAGTAACAATCCAAGCTATAGCTGGTGATGATGAAAATGGAGGAGAAAGACCAAACGGCAGAGGTTCTAGGTTTTCTTTTAGTCCTTCTGGAGAACCATTAAATGAAGATGGAAATGTAATTGGTGCTCCTGTGCCAGGAGGAGCACCAGGAGAAGTTTATGAAGGCCCTCAGGCAATTGACCAAACAGATGTAGGAGATCCTGATGAAAGTTTAAAATTGCGGATTACTTCTAGTGGATTGACATATGAGGCAGTAATAATTCCCGCATATTTTAATAGTATAGATGTTGTAGGAAATGAAACTGATGGATATAATTTTGACACTTGGGATGGTAAGTATAGTAGTTGGAAATCTTATCAATTTGTTATTCCTCAAATTAATAGAGGAACAAATTTTACTATTACCATATCTCAAAACGCATATTCTGAAGTAGATAGAAATAGCTTCGACCAGAATTCTTCTTTGCCTGAAACAGATGGCGGATGGAATTATGATCAAGGTGGTAATGGGATATGGGACAATTACGGAATCGGTAAGATATCAGTATTTGGTTCTGGAGGATCTTTTTCTTATTCTTCTGGAGAACAACCAGTACCATTACAGAGACATTCTCATATGGTATTTTGGGAAGATCCAAATACTAATGATCCACAGCCACCAGGATCTCCAAGTACTTTTGGAACTGGTGGTGGAGTAGATCTAAATTATGCAGACATAGGAGAAACACCAACATCTAATGGTCTTTGGGACGGCGCTCTTGCTTTAGATGGTCCTTTTCCCTCTTGGCCAAATAGTAAAAGTATTGGAACGCAAATTGAAAAGACTATATCTATTGTAAATGATTTGGCATCTTCAATAAGACCTGCTACTGTTAGGTTGTCTGATTCTGCTAGAATACCTTTCGATAATGCAATTTCTGTGAGATTAGAGGCAGCAGAAGAGTTTAATTTACTTACTGATTTTTTCAGAACTAAATATCTCATAAAAGCATATTAGATTTTTTTGAGAATATTATGGCTAGACAAATTGTTCCTATCAAACCCGTTGAATTGATGGACGGAGAATTTGATGATTTTATTGGAGTTTGGCACAATCACATGCCAAAATCTGTATGCAAAAAATTTATTGATTATTTTGAAGAAAAAGTTTCTACCGATACATCTTCTAATAATATAGAAGATATTGTTAATTCTTCTCTTATGGATGGGACTAATCAATTTCCAGAAAAAAATCTTGGGAGGAGAGATATAGGTCTATTGCTAAATTATTCTAACCATGAGTTGACATCAACAGCAAATCAATATCTACAATCTTGTTTTCTTGATTATATTAGAAAATACGGACAACTAGTAAATACTGGTTTGATATCAACTGATATTAAAATGCAAAGAACTCCGCCTGAAGGTGGATACCATATGTGGCATTTTGAAAGCGCTGGATCAAATATGGCTCAGAGAGTGCTTGTATGGGCAATTTATCTGAATGATATGCCAGATGAAGAGGGAGAAACAGAGTTTTTATATCAAAGAAGAAGGATTAAACCTAAAGCGGGCACATGTGTTATTTGGCCAGCTGGATTTACTCATGTTCACCGTGGTTTGACAGTTTATTCTGAAAATAAATATATTTTGACTGGGTGGTATATTAACGTAAACGTATAGTAATAAAAATGGAAAGTAACATCAGCGCTGTATTCCAGATAATTGTAAAATCTGGTCAAATGTTTTACAAGAACAAAATTTTATCATTTACGGATGAAGATTTTGAATCTTTTTCTGTAAATCTACCTCAAGAGTGGTGGCATGAAAAAGATAGAATTGTGTATTTTACATATTACAGCGATGGATCTTATTTTTGTGAAAGAGAAAAATTCTATTATGACTATGCATTAAAATCAGAAGTACCTAGAGTATATGAGTATAACAGTTTAGATGAAGAGAAAGCAAAAGAACTTTTCCTTTCATTTACTTCATTCTTTGAAGATAGAAGAATTTTAGAACTTAAAGAGCAAAAAGAATATCTAAGAGAAGAGATCCAGAAAAATTTTGATTTAATTTCTGTTAAGTATAGAAGCCAGAGAGATTCTTTATTGAGAGATTCTGATTGGGTGTTGTTATCTGATAATGCAAGTCAGAGATCTGATGAAGAATTAGTTTTATGGAGACAATACAGGCAATATCTTAGAGATATGCCACAAAGCGATGCTTGGACAAATAAAAATTATATCAATATTGTTTACCCGATAAATCCATCTAAGTTTCTGGAGCTATTCCCTGGAGAAGAATATCTAACTTTACCAAATCATTTTATAAGTCTCTCTACTTTATCAGCAAAAGAATCTGTATATAGAATAATAAAAACTTTAAAAGTTCCTTCTGTGGATAGTAATATTGGTGGGCAGATTGATGAAGTGACAAATCATGACGAAATAAGCGTTTTTATTGATATGATAAATGAAAAATTATCTACAATTGATCCAGGTCTTAGAATTGAAATAAATGTAGTATCATCTGATATGTAACTTTATGATTTATATAATTGATTTACTTGACAAACAACAACTGGATCACGTAAATAAAATATTTGATTATTCTGATTTTGAGGATGGATTAGTTTCTGCCTCATTTTCTGATACTGAGGTGAAGAATAATGTGCAGGTGTCTGGATACGAATCAAAAGAATTGATTTATTACATAGTTGATGTATTGAATA